TAGGCTATAAGGGCTCTTCAGCGTTCGACGCCGGCGTGTTCTACTGCCCGTACGTACCTCTCCAGATGGTACGCGCGGTCGACCAGGCAACCTTCCAGCCGAAGATTGGCTTCAAGACACGTTATGGTGTCGTAGCCAACCCGTTCGCTGAGGGTCTGACCAAGGGTTCAGGCGCGCTGACAACGAACAGCAACGTCTACTACCGCAAGATGCTGATCGCAAACCTGATGTAATCAGGGGACGACAGTCCAATCGAGGAGAAAGGCCGCGTAACTGCGGCCTTTTTCTTGTCGGGGAGAAGCACATGAAGTCGTTTAAAGAAATGCTAGCGGAGCAGGGCAAGCTCTACAGAGTACATCTCCAGCGGCATCCCGAAGAAGAGAGTGCTCTGAAGACTACGGCCAGCATAGTGAAAGTGAAAGCCAACCATCCTTCCGAAGCAGCAGACCTCGCCAGAGAGGGAGCTCGTCAGCATCACGCGCTAAACCTCCGCACGAAGGTTCATAAAGTAGAAGAAGCCTAAATAGACTGTGCACAAGAAAAAATGAAGAGAGACTGAGGGCATGATTCATCGGGCCCTCGATCGGGGAGCTTAAACAGCTCCCCGTTTTTTCATATAAATATAGCTATGAAATCATAGCGTCGTTATTATGAAATCACGTAAAAAGAATGCATGTAAATCTATAGGCATCATCATACCAAAGAAGGTGCTAGTCACCCTCGACGTGTACTACTTCATGCCTAAGCACGTACATCTAATCAATGAGTTTCTGTGGCAGACCGAAGACGTATATCCCAAATTCGAACGGGTAAATAAGTTCATGACGTTCTGGCAAAAGAACATCGACGCAGTCATATCCGAGGTCGTCATGGCCTACTGCGATAGCGGCAAGTGGACCAAAGTAGACTTCGAGAGTGTGATCAGATGACAGCCATCAGCGACAACCCGAGTAACAAGAACTTCTTATCTCCTATCAACTTTAAGTTCAGGATTAAGAAGACTCCGGTCATAAACTACTTCGTACAGAAGATCACGGTTCCCAAGATGGAGCTGCCTAACTTCGATCAGGGCAATCCCTTCACTCGTATTCCCAGACCCGGTGATCACCTGACCTTCGGCGACCTACAGATAGTCTTCAAGGTAGACGAAGATCTTCAGAACTACATGGAGATCTATACCTGGCTGGTACAGATGGCTAGGTCTCAAGACTACGAGCAGTACGCCACCATAGATAGCAAGAAACCAATGACTGGAGAGGGAATCTATTCTGATCTAGAGCTGGAGATCCTGAGTTCTAAGCGCCAGGCTAACTACGCTGTAGTATTCCAGGACGCCTTTCCTGTAGATCTCGGTGACATCGAGTTTGATACTACCCTAGAGGATGTCAACTATGTCACTGCCTCAGCGACCTTTAAGTATAAGCTATATACTATTGAAAAGATCTGAAAGACCATAGGTCTATTATACCACAAATTTCAGGATTGTATACTGCGGCCGAAAAAATATTTCACTCCGCGCTAAAACTATGATATAATGGTGGCCATGAAAATAGAAGAGATAGTAGCAGCCTGGGAAGAAGACTCTAAGATCGATCCCACAGAGCTGGGCGCCGAGGCGCTGAAGATATCACGCTTGCATTCCAAGTACATGAACTTCCTTTCGGAGGAGAGGCTTCGTCTCAGGAAATTTGAGTCCGAGCTTAAAATCTTACGAAAAGATAAGTACGAGATGTACACGATGGGTCCTACCAAAGAGCACAAGGACTTGGGCTGGGAGATGCCGGCGAGGGGCATGATCCTGAAACAGGACGTGCCCGTGTACATGGAATCTGATCGAGAGATTGTGCAGCTCTCGCTCAAGATCGGAATGCAGCAGGAAAAGGTGGAGATGCTGGACTCCATCATAAGAAGCATCATGAGCCGTGGTTACCAGCTCAAGACCGCGCTCGACCACTTGAAGTTTACTATGGGAGGATAGCATGATGAATACTCATGAGAAGATGAAGAGCCTATTCGAAGAGTACCTGGCCGAGAACGAGAGGTTCACGAACAAGGGCGTCAAGGCCGCAGCGGCTCGCGCCCGCAAGGCTCTGGGCGAGCTGCGCAAGCTGGCTGGCGATAGACGCAAGGAGATCCAGGCCGAGAAGCTAGCCGCGACTCCGGCTCAGTGACGTGGAAGTCGTACGCGTAACTCGGTTCGACGAGACATACGATCGTATAGTCTGCGATCCGGGTATAGGACAAGAGCTAAACGGATACTTCACGTTCGAAGTTCCTGGCGCCAAGTTTATGCCGGCTGTCAGGAACAAAGTCTGGGACGGAAAGTTTCGTATCTACAAGATGGTACAGGGCCTCCTGTATTGCGGCCTTCGTTCTAAGCTAGAGGAGTTCTGTCGCGAGCGGAACTACCTTATCGAGTATGACTTCGACACCTCGCACACCGAGTTCTCTCTCGTAGAGGGAGAGGAATTCGTCAAGAAGCTGGGACTGACCATGCAGCCCAGAGACTACCAGATGAAAGCCTTCGTGGCTGGAGTGAGAGAGGGTCGGGCCCTGTTCCTCTCTCCTACCGCTTCTGGTAAGTCGCTAATCATCTACCTGATGCAGAAGTACTACGACGCTCGTACTCTGGTAGTGGTACCCACCGTGTCGCTGGTACACCAGATGACGTCAGACTTCGAGAGCTACTCGGGTAACAAGGAAGACGTGCATAAGATCCACGGCGGCCAGACTACCGTGACGGATGAACGAGTGGTGGTCACCACATGGCAGTCCATCTACAAGCTTCCTAAGTCGTGGTTCGACCAGTTCGACGTGGTGATCGGAGACGAGGCTCACCTGTTCAAAGCCAAGTCGATGGTCACCATCATGGAGAAGATGAACGGGTGCAAGTACAAGTTCGGGTTCACCGGCACTCTAGACGGGTCTCAGTGTCACGAGCTTATCCTTCAGGGTTTGTTCGGTCCGGTACGTCGAGTGACCACTACCTCCGAGCTGATCCAGCAGCAGCACCTCGCCGACTTCAAGATCAAGAGCCTGGTGCTGACGTACACCGACGAGGTCAAGAAGGCGATGTCGAAGGCTTCTTACCAGGACGAGATCGACTTCATCGTACGAAACGCCGAGCGTAACAACTTCATCAAGAACCTAGTACTTTCTTTGAAGGGCAATACGCTTTTATTGTTTCAATACGTCGAAAAACATGGTAAGATACTAAATGACATGTTGGCGAACAGCGGTCGTAAAGTATTCTTCGTCCACGGCGGAGTTGACGGAGAAGAACGCGAGAACGTTCGTCGCATCGTGGAGACAGAAGAAGACGCAATCATCGTGGCGTCGTACGGCGTCTTCTCCACCGGCGTCAACATCAAGAACTTGACCAACGTCATCTTCGCCTCGCCGTCTAAGTCTCGTATTCGTAACCTGCAGTCCATCGGCCGTGGATTACGTAGATCGGAGACTAAGACCGCCGCGGTCCTCTATGACCTGGCAGACGACCTGACCTGGAAGAACAGAAAGAATTACACCATACTTCACTTCGTCGAAAGAATCAAGATCTATAGCGAAGAGAAGTTCCCATACAAGATCTACAGGATCTCTATCAAATGAAGAAACCCAAGCCAGTACACTACGTAAACAATCGCCAGATGTACGAGACCATGAAGGTCTACATCAAAGAAGTACGTCGTGCCAACAGAGAGAACGTCACTCCTCCTCGTATCCCAGAGTACATCGGTGAGTGTGTCTACCTTATCTGCAACAAGCTGTCGCTGAAGCCGCAGTTCTCGGGATACACATGGCGAGACGAGATGGTGTCAGACGGCATCGAGAACTGCATCGTGGCTATGGACAACTTCGACCCAAAGAAGTCCGATAACCCGTTTGCTTACTTCACCATGATCGCCTGGAACGCCTTCATCCGGCGCATTCAGAAAGAGAAGAAGCAGACGTACATCAAGCATAAGAACATGCAGAACAATTTCATCATAGACGAGTTGATGAACGAGTTCGGCGTAGGATCTTCGGACGACAAGTCAAACGACGTGATCAAGGACTTCGAAGAGAAGGCCGAAGCCAACAAGAAAAAGAAAAAGAAAGCTGCCAAGAAGAAGGGCGTGGAGTTATTCATATGAACGGAACCGGACACCTAGTACCAGACATCATCAAGGACCTGCTGGCGAAGATGATCAACGCCACGAGCATGAACGAGCGTCACAACTACGAGTTACAGGTCAAGGCTATCTCTGCTGCCTGTACCGCCGCCCTGAACAGGGCCGCTACGACTCCCATCAAGTCTAGGAAGCGCGCTTGAAAATCGCTCTATTGACTGACACGCACTGGGGTGTTCGAGGCGACAACGTAAAGTTCCTCGAGTACTTCAAGCGCTACTACACTAACTTCTTCTTTCCCGAGCTTGAGAAGCGTAAGATCAAGCAGATCATCCATCTGGGTGACCTGATGGATCGCCGCAAGTACGTGAACATCTACACGGCTCACTGCGTAAAGAAGTTCTTCTTCGATCAGATTCATGCTCGGGCGATGTACGCAGACTTCATTCTTGGCAACCACGACACGTACTTGAAGAATACCAACGTCGTCAACTCATTTAACATCGTATCTCCCGGCGGTCTAGCCTCGTACGAGAAAACTGCCGAAAGAGAATACGATGGGTGCAAGATCCTGTTCGTGCCGTGGATCTGCGATGAGAACCGCGAGCACACGTTCGAGATGGTGAAGAAGACCGACGCTCTCTACTGCTTCGGCCACTTCGAGTTTGGCGGCTTTCAGATGTATAAGGGACTACCATCTCATGGCGGAATGGACCGGTCAGCTTTCAATAAATTCGATCTCGTCTGCTCAGGACACTACCACCATCGCTCCAAAGACGGCAACGTCCAGTATCTTGGAGCTGCGATGGAATACACCTGGTCTGATTACGATGACCCTCGTGGATTCGCCATCTTCGACACGAATACGGGCGAACTCGAGTTCGTGGACAGTCCGGTAAAGATCTTCGAGAAAACATTCTACGACGACGTAACTAATCAGAAGATGCTTGAGACCGACTTCACGCGGTTCAAGGACAAGATTGTCAAGGTCGTAGTCAAGAACAAGATGAACCCCTACGTGTTCGATAGCTTCATCGAGAAGATCGAGGAGCAGGGCGTCATCGAGATGCAGGTAGTGGAAGATCACCTGAACTTAGACATTCAGGACGACGACTCCATCATCGACGAGGCCGAGTCTACGATCGACATCTTCACCAAGTTCGTCGACCAGACAGAGACCGGCGGCATCAACAAGACGAAGATCAAGAACCTAATGGTAGACCTGTACAACGAGGCAGTGACTCTCGAATGATTAAGTTTAAGTGTATACGCTGGAAGAACATGCTGTCTACGGGCAACATGTTCACAGAGATCCAGCTCGATAAGTCCCAGACTACTCTGATCGTGGGCGAGAACGGAGCGGGTAAGTCCACCTTCCTCGAGGCTTTGACTTACTCTCTGTTTGGTAAGCCGTTCCGTAAGATCAACAAGCCCCAGCTCGTTAACTCCATCAACCGCAAGAACATGGTGGTGGAGGTAGAGTTTGACGTGAGCGGTAACTCGTACAGAGTGGTACGAGGCATGAAGCCGAACGTGTTCGAGATCTACATGAACGGCACGCTCATGAACCAGTCGGCCGAGAACAAAGACTACCAAGACATCCTTGAACGGCAGATCCTGAAGGTAAACTACAAGTCGTTCTGTCAGGTGGTGGTGCTGGGCTCTGCCTCTTACGTCCCGTTCATGCAGCTACCCACCGGTCAGCGCCGTGAGATCATCGAAGACCTGCTGGACCTGCAGGTGTTCACCATCATGAACGGTCTGCTAAAGGACAAGATCTACTTCAACAACGAAGCCATTCGTAACACCGAGAACAATCGTCGAATCCTCGACGAAAAGATCAAGCTGGTGAAGAAGCACTCGGCCGAGCGAGAGGAAGACGATCGGCGCCTTATCGAGGACCGTGAACAAGCCATCGCTTCTACTCAGAAGCAGATCGACGACGCTAAAGCAAAGCGCGCTGACCTAGTAGTCAAGATCGAGGCCCTGATCCTGTCTCTGGACAGCAAGAACGAAGCCGTAGACAACTACAAGAAGTTCAATCGCGTCAAGCAAGAGCTAGAGATCAAGATCAAGAACCTCAACGAAGAGGTAGAATTTCTGAGCAAGAATACTACGTGTCCGACCTGCGCTCAGGAGATCGACCCCGACTTCAAGGAGGTCCATGTCCACGAGAAGCAAGAATCCATCCAGAAAATTGACCGCGCGATGCCTGATCTCGTCAAAAGATTAGATGACATCACGGAGATCATCAATCAGGACACGAAGAACCGTAACGACATCAGCCGGATGCGCGTGGAGGTGTCTACCATCGACTCCCAGATCCAGACCTACGACGACTACATCCTTCGGACCCGTAAGGAGATCGAAAATGTGCGCAACCGTCCCGGAAATTCTTCGGGCGGTGACCTAGAATCTCTCGAAAAGGAATTGGCAGACTCTGACAAGCAGCTGACGAAGCTGATGGAAGAGAGCGAGGTCCTGAACCTGACCGGCCTGATGCTGAAGGATGGCGGAATTAAGTCCAAGATCGTGAAGCAGTACGTCCCGATCATGAATAAGTTCATCAACAAGTACCTGTCTGCCCTAGAGTTCTTCGTACAGTTTGAGCTGGACGAGAACTTCCAGGAGACCATCAGGTCTCGCGGCCGAGATACCTTCTCATACGAGTCGTTCTCTGAGGGCGAGAAGATGAGGCTGAACCTAGGCATCCTGTTCGCGTGGAGAGCCATCGCCAAGCTACGTAACTCCATCAACACCAACATCCTGGTGCTGGATGAAGTATTCGACTCTTCTCTGGACGTCAACGGCACAGACGAGTTCATGAAGATGCTGAACGGCCTGACCGGAGACACAAATACGTTCATCATCTCTCATAAGACAGATACTCTAAATGACAAGTTCGAGTCGGTGCTCAAGTTTGTCAAGACCCAGAATTTTTCCAAGTTGGTCGCCTGAGCAGTTTACAACCGTTGACATGTGTGATATAATACGTATATGAAAGTAATCATTGCGGGTTCCCGACAGATCGAAGACCGCCTGGCGCTAGCCAAAGCTATCAAGCAGTCTGGATTCGAGATCACAGAAGTAGTGTCTGGCACGTCTCGCGGTCCGGACAAGCTCGGCGAGTCTTGGGCTCGAGCCAACGACATTCCGGTCAAAGAGTTTCCGGCAAACTGGGCTAAGTTTGGAAACTATGCCGGACCGCTGAGAAATAGCGACATGGCCAAGTACGCAGACGCTGCAGTCATCCTCTGGGACGGCCAGTCGCTCGGCACTCTAAATATGATCAAGAATATGGACATGCGAGACAAGCCCTACTTCATTAAGATGGTGTTCAATGAAACTAGTACCGAAGACTGATCCTATCCTGACTGCCGTATGTCATCCGGTAGACTTCGCTAATCTTCCGTTTGACTTGACAGAATTCGCGCGTGACTTGGTCAAGTGCATGTACGACAACAACGGCATCGGCCTATCGGCCAATCAGGTCGGAGTGCCGTATCGTATCTTCGCCATGCGCGGCTCTCCCGAGAACTTCGTGTGTGTCAATCCTCGAGTGGTCATGCCGTCTGAAGAGACCATCATGCTCGAAGAGGGTTGCCTGAGCTACCCCGGACTATACGTAAAGATCAAGCGGCCGCGCCACGTTCGAGTACGATTCATGACTCCCAACGGAGAGACTCGTACCGAGATGTTTACCGGAATCACTGCCCGCTGCTTCCTCCACGAGCTGGAACACATGGACGGCGGAGTGTTCTACAAGCAAGCCAACGACTATCATCGCCACCAGGCGCTGAACCGGCTGAAGAAGTTTGAACGTCAGATGAAGAGGAGTGGAAAGTGAAGATTGAAATTGATGTAGAAGTATCAGATAAGATCGTACTCAGCGCGCTAAAGCAGGCTCATCAGAGCATGGTCAAAGATCAAACTGATACGCTCGCTGTATCGCTCGAGCGCGATCTCATGGACTATGAGAAAGAAGACCTGGCCGACAACATGGTCCTCTGCACCACGTTTTTGCGAGTGATTCAATACTACTCCACACCCGACGAGTTTGAAGCTTACGTGGCGTCTGTTGGTCAATGAACATCTTCTACCTCTCTAAGGATCCGGTCCAGGCTGCTCGCTGGATGGTCGACAAGCACGTCGTCAAGATGATCCTCGAGACTGCTCAGCTCTTGTCTACTGCCCATCGTGTGCTTGACGGTCGCATGATCGTGGAGCCGAACGAGAACGGCCGTAAGCTCAAGCGCTGGGTGCTGGAAGACGAGCGCGAGCCCGTGCTGTACAAAGCCACTCACATCAACCACCCGTCTGCCGTGTGGACTCGTACTGCCGTGGAGAATTACTGGTGGCTGGTAGAGCACTTCGACGCTCTGCTGGACGAGTACACTCATCGCTACGACAAAGAGCATCAGTCGGGTTCCCTGTTCTACTACCTGCAGTCTCCTCCTCATAATCTAAGAGAGTTCGAGGCGACTCCCATGCTGTGCGCGATGCCCGACGAGTACAAGACGTCGGACAACCCCGTGATGAACTACCGCAACTACTATCGTAATGCTAAGAAGAACATGCATCGATGGACTAACCGTGAAGTACCGGAGTGGATTAATGGCTGACGTCTCCGAAGCATTTACACTTAGTCATCACGTAAAAAAGGCACTAAGTAGCTATTATAATGGCAATCCTTTAAAAGACTTCTGGGATGACGATGATACCGTCTACCTAATGGAACAATTTGTAAATCTCGTTGAAGAGTGGAGTGGATATGAGTAGAGACTGGGTCAAAGATATCAACGATATGCACGCTCACTACGGCTTTCATAAGGCAGTTGGCAGGATGTCGGCCAAAGAGCTGGCCGAGTACTTGGACTTTCGTATCAAGTTCCTGTATGAAGAGCTGAAAGAACTAAGAGACGCCGATACGCCCAATGACGCCATCGACGCGCTCATCGACCTCGTGGTCGTGGCCATCGGTACGCTTGACGCCTTCGACGTCAACGCCTATCAGGCTTGGGACAAGGTACACGAAGCCAATATGAACAAGCAGGTCGGAGTCAAGGAGAGTCGTCCCAATCCTCTCGGTCTTCCCGATCTTATTAAGCCAGAGGGTTGGACTGCTCCTGATCACTCTGACAGCCGTTCACTACTAGATTTCGTCTACCTTGAAAAGTGGTCCGATAAAAAGTAGTGTACAACCTGTATCGCAGGTGATATAATGATAAACGTCGCTGAATGGTTCAGCGTCATTCAACAAGCAACATTCTTACATTCAAGGATAAAAATATGACTAACCGTAGTAACATGATCGAGAAGACTGGCAGCATCGGCGAGAAGCTAGTCATGGACTACTTGCTGGCTACCGGCGAGTATGACCTGGTAGAGTCCAGCTCCAATAAGTACGACATGCACAAGGATCTTATCGCCGTCAAGTCTGGCGAGCGCACCAAGATCGAGGTCAAGGTTCGTACTGTGATTCGTAAGCACTACGCCATGCCGCTCGGTCTCGACCAGTGGTACAAGGTAGACAACGCTGATCGGTTCTTCTTCATCACCAATCCCTCGGCTCCCGACGAGTCGGTCAGCATCTTCGAGGCTCGGCCCGAGGACTTCTTCGTCCTAGAAGCTTTCGGACCGAACAGGCAGCGTACTCGTATGTACGACCTGTCCAAGATGAAGAAGCTGGTCACGATCGACGATCCCAAGATCGTGAACAAGCTTTATAGCCTCTCCGTTTCCAAGTACAAGCAGTAAGGAGTATCCATGAACGAGCGAGAGTCAGTCAGCGTCCTGCGCGAGTGCATCGACCTGCAGACCAAGAAGTCTGCCGACTACCAGTCGTCGGTCTCTGAGATCAAGCAGGCCGAATACTATCCTCACGGCGTCAACACCATCTTTGATATCATGCATGCCAAGATGCTTCGCATCAAGTCTGTGCTGGCAAAGATGGAAGCCGGCGAGGGTGTAAACTTCGAGTCAGTAGAAGACTCGTGCAAGGACCTGATTAACTACTCCTCGTTCATGGTATCCTACACCCGTAAGAAGATGGACGGTCAAGATCCCGAGCGTGACGTGTTCAATCGTAAGAAGTATACGCCTACAGTATCCGCGAATAATATTACTTCTACAGCCGATCCACGTTGAGTCAATGCTCTTAATACCACGCCGACCCGATCGATGATCGACAAGGGCTAAGATGTTTCGTTATAACTGTGTAAATGACATCCAGAAAATCTTTCGAGACATGCTATGGTCCGAATCTTATGTGACTGATAAGACTGGATGTAAGATGCTCGAGCTTCGTTCGGCGTCTTTCATCGCGGACGAGCCGGCTATCTTTGGTAAGCCGAACGAAGACTATATCAAGCGCGAGATTGACTGGTACATGTCGTGCTCGCGTAACGTCAATGACATTCCCGGCGAGACTCCCGCGATCTGGAAGCAGGTAGCTACCAAGGACGGGCTCATCAATTCCAACTACGGCTGGTGCATCTTCTCGTTCGAGAACGGTAATCAGTTCCATCGAGTAGAGAACGAGCTTCGTGCCAATCCAGATTCCCGCCGGGCAGTGATGATCTATACACGTCCTAACATGTGGGAAGACTACAACAAGGACGGCATGTCCGACTTCATGTGTACCAATGCTGTGCAGTATATGATTCGTCATGGTATCCTAGAAGCTCATGTCCAGATGCGCAGCAACGATGTGGTCTTTGGCTACAAGAACGACTTCGCCTGGCAACTACATGTCCTAGAGATGCTGGCTGATAAGCTGCAGGTCGAAGCCGGGAACATCTTCTGGAACGTCGGTTCCCTCCACGTCTATGAGCGTCATTTCCATCTGGTGAAGTAAAATGAAGATCGATATCATCGTTGATGCCTATGAAGGCAAGTCCGTTCACAAAGACATGAAGTCTTTTATTCCCGGACACGAAGTCAGCAAAGACTTCATCTTTGTTGGCCAGGCTCCGTCTTCCATGGAACACCCAGTCCGTGGCGCCTCGTTCACTCGCGTCAAGGCATGGGCAGACGTAGCCAAGATCTACTCTTGGGACTTTCAGAACGCCGTGCCTCACATCGTAAACTGCGACGATCGTAACAAGATCGAGTATGCCCTGTTGTATAAGCGTGTGAATCCGTTCAAGAAGGTAGTAGCCCTAGGAAACTTCGCTTCTGACGCCCTACGTAAGATCAACATTCGACACCTGAAGATCCTACATCCCTCGCCCCGTAATCGCTCGCTAAATAATTTCGAAGTCGAGCTCGAACAGATTCGTAAGTTGAGAGAATACTACAGGAAATGATCCAGACCACGCGATACTACGAAGAGTTTCTGTATTACTTCAAACTTGCTTCTAAGCAGCAGGAACTGTGTAACGTATCGACCGAGCGTCCATACGGGATGCTCAAGCACTTGGATCCGGCCGCCAAGATCGGCGACGACCTCATGGAGCACGTCGAGCTCTATGACGTCGTAGAGCGCAAGTACGCCGGCTTCTCTCAGATCGTAAACGACGTCTTCTACGGATGGACCGACTCTCATCCGTACTGGAAGAAGATGGAAGCCGGGCTGGTTACTCGCCAGCGAGACATGGTGGCCAAGGACTGGTCGGGCAAGAAGTACGACCTGCAGACCTGGCTCTACCTCTTCATCTTGCATCGAGTAACCGGCTCGGCCATCAACTACGCCACGAAGCCGACCGGCTACCACAACACCATCCTGTTTCATCTCCATCAGTGCGACACTGTCAAGGAGATGACCAACCTGATCAAGAACTACCCGAACCCGTTCTACACCTCTATCGGGTATCAGTTCCCGTCTTTCCCCAAGCCCGCAGCTGGCTACAAGAGGGGCGGGGACTACTACCTATGCGAGTTCGCTCCTCGCCTAGCATATGATCTGGCCTTATACTTAGAAGATAATCATGTATTGTGTGCAATGCATAATACACATCCTAGGTTAACACTTAGAAATGTCGGTGACTTCATGCTCGACTGGAACACCGCGAACGGTCTAAAGAGGTATCAATTTCAGTACGCCGCAGTAGTGGCAGACATCGCCGACTGGTTTCCGAAGTTCGTAGATCGCGAGTCGATGTTCTATTACGGATCTAACGCCCGTGAGTGCATCTCTTACCTCGCCAAGCCTACCGGCCGCATGAAGGGCGACGACTTCCTCGATGAAGTCATGAAGAAGATCTACGAAGACACCGGCTCCCTGCCGTACAATGCAGAGGACGTGTGCTGCGACTTCATTCGCTGGATCGAGAACTACGTTCGTCCCGGCGCTGACTACAATCACCTGGACCTGGACAACCTGTGGAACTCCAGCTCTATCAAAGACCACCCCTTCGGCCGTCAAAAGGCAATGCTCGAGCTCGGGCTAGTCGACACGTTTAACGGAATGAGCAATCACCCGTCTGACGACTACGTCATCTCACGTGCTGGTCTGACTGCCGACCAATACAAAGAAAAAGTGAATGAACTCGTTAGCTGAATATGTACGGACAGAAGCAGACATCTTATACCCCGACCTAGCAGAAGTCCCCTTCAACGACGGGAAGCCGACCGCTTCTCTTATGCGTAACTGGTCCCTAGACGATCGCATCAACAAGTTCTGGGAGTTCTGCCGCGCATACGACCAGCGCGAAGACACCATTCTAAAAGAGAACTACCAGCAGCTCTCACATCGCCTGCACTGGCACGAGTGCCCGTTCGTGGACGAGATGTCAAAGATCACCGACCCGGAACAGGTCATCGCCGGGACGGTGATGTTCTCGTTCACCAACGAACACTGGCAGATGTTCTATCACTGGCTGAACGAGGGCTTTAAGGGCGTCAGGGACTACATGTACGCCGGCAACCGCCACTCGCGTCACGACCTGTTTCAGATCTACTACCCGAAGGGTACGCGAGTGGAAGAGTGGATCGTCGCGATTCCACCGCGCGCCGGCAAAGACCTGAAGGACATCTTCACCAAGCGTAACCGTCCTTATACCATGATGGAATTCGCGAAGATCCTGAACGAGTATTTCGTGACCAAGCACGGTTTTCGAAACGCGATGTATCCGTGCAAGAACGTGGCTCGTCACATCGCCATGTCTCATCCCGAGTGGGTAGATCCGGAGACTTTCCTGTGGGGAGGCACCGGCTTCTTTGACGGGCTGGTACAGGTATTCGACTGCCCGCACTACATGTCTAAGGGTAAGTACGAGATCGACCCGGACGGCGCTTTCGTACCGCTGAACGAGGCAGCTCGTAATGTGGTAGAACATATGGATATGCTTCGCGATCATCCCGGTAATCCGATTCATACCCAGAAGTATCTAAATATCGAAGATAAGTTATGTTTCTTTTACAAACATATTGGTTTAAAAGTCGGCTTTAAAAAGGCTACTAAAAAAATCCCATATAATTGGGTATATCCGGATGATTGGTCTTTAAAGGGAAAAATATATATTCCTTATTCCCGAAAAGTATAAATAGTATCGGTCGCGGGTTCCAGCCCCACCGATTCTATAACTTCAGGGAGTTACAGCATGACTATTTATTCATGCACAGAAGCATTTGTATATAAATGGACCGATCAATTACGTAATATGATATACATAGGCATCCATAAAGGATGCCCGGATGATGGTTATGTGTGCTCATCAAAATATATGATGGAAGAATATCTTAAACGTCCATTAGATTTTACTCGAGAAATTATATGTTATGGATCATATGATGAATGCTATAAAATAGAAACACAAATTTTACAAAACCGCGACGAAACATGGTATAATAAAAGTAGTAATAATTTTAGACGCGTTGGTTTTACGCCGGAACAAGCAAAATTTCATTCAGAAAAAATGAAAAAATGGCATGCTCAAAATGAGCATCCAATGAAGGGCAAAACTCATACGGCAGAAACTAGAAAAAAGATTAGTCAGGTACAAAAGAAAATACCCAGCGAAATAAAGGCTAGAGGTGGAAGAGTTACTAGTTTACTTGGCAAATCCGGATTTAAAATGCAAATAAAATGTGAAAAATGTGGTTTAACTACAAATGTAGCAACCATGGTTTCACATAAGAAAAAATGTGATAGGATTAATTATGACGCATGATACACACGTCCTAGACGGAGTCAACAAAGACGTAAACCTCTGGCCGGGTTGCACCTACGCACAGGCCAAAGAGTACTACCTGAACTTAGCTGCCGGCTGGAATCCATACAATCC